TCTAGTATCTGTATGGCTTCTATTAGAGCATCTTGTTTGTATTGGTGGAAGTTCCCTGTCAAGATTTCAGGCAGTCCTTTTAGATCAGGATTCTCAAGTATGTTAGAGTTGGTGAATACAAGGTACTTCCCTTCCATAGGGAAATAGATGCAAGAAGATGTAGGATCAGCCAGCTTCATCCTATGTTCTAGTTCTTTGGAAGTGTTAAGCTCACGTTGGAGATCGGAACAAGGAGCACCGTTGTAGTGCATACGGTCTGTAGCTATGTATTTGTTCATAACTTAATATCCTTAACATTAATTAGGATGGGAGGATTTCTACTGAAATAGTCTTTGGCAAATATCTCAGCAGCAGCTATAGACTTAAATGTAGTAGCTAGATAAATATCAGATCGCCATTTAGGGCCATAGTATCCTATACAGGTACTGAAATAATATTTGAATAACCAACCTTTAGATATAAGATATCTACCTGTAGTTTGGTTGAGGACGATCTTCATAATAGTTATCCTAGGGGAGTGTTCACTATATCAGAGTAAGACCTTGGAGGATTTTCTTGGTGATTGTATATCCAATCCTCTATAGTATGGACTCTCTGTTCAAGAGTAAGTTTGTCACAAGAAGCTCTGTACGTTAGGTACTTTGTATCAGCTTCTGCTTGGATACAATCGCCACACCACGCTCTATGGTTGCCACTGTGGCATGCAATATCCTTCTTCTGGTTGCAACAAGGACAGAAAGCACCTCTGTTTAAAAACATTATAGGATCTCCTTACCATCTATTGTACATGAAGAACGTATCCAATCACACTTACTGCACTCCCAATCACCAGCCGGATTCTTACTGATGCTGCCATCACAGTCTGGACATGGGAAAGATTCTTTCTGATCTGGTGGTGGTGCCATAGTTACACTTCCCTATATATGATTATCTGTTGGTCAAATATTTGCTTTGGTCCATCTGCACGGAACTTTCGTTCTGCCAATGGACCATCTGAATAAACAGCATCATAATTATCAGATAGTGGTATCCTAAGCTCCATATCGCCCTGAGGTATATCAATCAGCTTAGAGCAACCGCATCTTGTTATTAACATTGCTTTCATATTACATCCTTATATTTCTTTTGGAACCCTTTTTCAAATTCTAGCCACTCTCTATATGTCATATTCTCTATATATTCAATAACAGCTTTCAAGGATTTTGATCCATAATCTTCAGAACCTGTTTTTCTTCTAATATGAATACCATTAGCTTCCTTATCTCTGTCACCAGTCCAAGTCTCTATCATTTCAGCAGATCCTTCTTCACCAAGGAGAACCTTGAAGAATTGTTGTTCAAGATCTGTCTCTGCCATAATAGTCATGTGAGGGAAGCTGCCATCTAAAGGTGCTCCTATATGTACTTTCATAACATACCTACTACTTCAATTTCTTCATATTTGAAGAAAAGTCTTTGGTTAAAATTAGTAACAAATGCAGTAATAGGCCATTCTTTTTCGTCAATACTTTGGATTATTACTAATGAACCTTTCTGCAAATCCCAATCAGATAGCTTAACACCACTCCTACAAGACTTAACTATCACAGCTACAATTCCTTGTTCTTTCATCCTGTCTCCTTGCTTGCCCCTTATGGACATAGTTCACTATGGTTGGTGGGTTTGTTATATCTCAGAAAAAGTCTTCCATCTATTTCATATAAGTAATTACCTGTACGGACACTCTTATCATAGCAAGTATATTTATTGCCATCATCTAATACCACTACTACAATGTCTGATACATTAAAACTACCCATATGAATAGAGAAGTCTACCACCTTACCTAAACATCTTACATACTTAGGTTCAGATGTACACCCAATAAATACAAGCAAAATTAATACTAAATATTTAACCATTATATCCTATCCTTTTCTTATCCTGAGATATTGATTTTGTATTAGTCTGCTTACCTTGGCTGTACTGTTCTTCATTCAAACCATACTGATGGTACTTAGATGTTTTGTACTCTTTGCCACAGTAATTACATATCATATCTACAATATGACCCTTGCCACAAAGGTTACACAGATTAACATCTCTAGGGAAATTACCTTCCATGTAACCTATCATAAACGAACGCAGAGAATCATTCTTCCATTTTAAAAGATGCTCGGCATCAAAGAACATCTTTGTCTCCTCTTTAGCAATCCTTTTGGATAGCTCCCTTTCCTTCTTATTAAACTGGTGTCTTATCTCACCAAGTAATTCAAAGAACATTTTGTACTCATCAGGATCTGCTTCTATAGATATATAGTCTGGGAATCCTTGCAAAGCATAACATGGAAGCTTACAAAATCCTGCCAACATAATAGCATACTTCTTAAGCCTATGAACTCTGAATCTTCTGTTAGTCCTTTCTTCAAGTACCTCATTAGGATCAAGATTGTATTTGTCAATAAGAGTTTGTATGATACGCTTAGCATTATCTGCCTCTGGTCCTATAGTAGCAGCCATACGCTTCAGCTTGCGTATCCTACTCTGAATCTTCTCTAGTTCCATTTCTCATCTCCATTAGCTTTTTGATATCAATTTTTACCATAGAGTATATCACCAGTAACAATATAGCTACCCAACTAGTTATTGGAGTAGGTTGATCTCTAAATGCTTCAAGGTATAGTGAAGCTCCCATACAAATAGCTGTAATAGGAAGTAGGACCATACTTGCCAATAGAAACTTTCTGATCTTTCTCATAACACTACTCCTTAGTTAAGATTAGAATTTCGCTTTCTTAAATAAGTTAATAAATAAATTATTTGAAAGTAATGTTTATCTTTAGATGTATTCTTTTCTAGTCATATGACTGCGGCATTTCTTGCAAGTATCATATAATCTATTATTATGGTATATTTCTAGATTGTGTCTATAACGGATTAGCTCTTGCTTTGAGAGCTTATCTATTTCATTTGAGTTAAGGAATTTGAACTTAGCCATAATGATAATAGACTGCGGTGACAGTCTGTTATTGGTTAAAAGTGTCCAATTGTCTTACCTTCACCATTTTCTATATACACATTGGTGTGCTTTGTTTCACTACGCTTTGCAATAATAATTTGCCTGATATGGCACTGATCTTTAAATAGATTAATGATGAGTTCATTATCAACATACTCTTTTGTGAACTCATCGCACTCAACAGTTCGCGTCAATCCAGGCGCATACTTATCACCTTGCTTCTTCATTTCTTGAAATACCATACTGTACATATCTATCTACCTATCTGTCTATCACCGCAGTTTCTATTCTACTTGCTCCCGCTCCAGCTCCCGCTCCAGCTCCAGCTCCCGCTCCAGCTCCTGCTCCCGCTCCAGCTCCTGCTCCAGCTCCCGCTCCTGCTCCCGCTCCAGCTTCTGCTACAGCTCCTGCTCCTGCTCCTGCAATCCTGTAAAAATATCATTTTTGCTCCGTTGGTAATTTATGACGCCATGGGAAAAAGTCAGTGACAGAATTGAGATTCAAAAAAGCATCCCCCACAGGTTCCACATCAAGCAACGTACCGTTAGTAATGGCAGCCGTGAATCTGCCTGAGTCAGCTATCCATGCCGCAGAAGACAGGACCAATATGTTGCCAATAATCTTTTCCACCTTACCGGTCAGATGATATGTAACAGTTCGGAAAAAGAAGGATTTCCCAACAAGATCCTCTAGGGATAATACATCTATCTTTTCATCTGTTCCAAGCTGGTGCTTGATTGCCTCATACGTTTCTTCTGACACATTGATTGTTTTCATGTGATCACCTTTCAGTTAGTATTAAAAATGAACCGTAATACAGTACACACTATGATTAGTGTATCCATCTCATTAATAAATTGGGTAGGAGGCAACCAAACCTCCTACCCTTCCCATCACCACAACCAAGCAGGAACCAGCTGCTTTATTCTTAGTCTCTTTTCTTGGTAAGGTTAGCTACCGCAAAGCTTCCTATGCTGAGAGCACCACCACCAATAAAGACTTGAACTATCATATCTATTAGTTGTTTCTTTTCCTCAGCAGAGATATCAATTCCTGCTTTGTTAAGTAGTATGACTAAACCAGTAACAACTCCAAATGCTAACAGAGATACAAGCCCTCTCTTAAGCCCCTTGTTCAACGCTTTCTTCTTGTCTGACTTTGCCACTCTGGACTGGGCTTCCGCTAGAATCTTTTTCGGACTGTACTTTAGGTTCATTCCATAACCCCTTTGCCTTAAGCTGTTTTAACATAAGCGCCTCCATCTTCGGGCGGTCAGGTGCTGGAGTATCATTCCAGAGTTTCTTCAAGTTTCTCTCAATAACATTAGCAGAAATTACTTTCTGAACTGTTCTGACTCTCATATTCTTTTTCTTTGGATCTTTGAGCCGTTCAACTTCTTCAGGTTTTAATGCCCTGTCTCTCTTAATGCCTTTTTCATCTAAGTTGTAATCTTTTTGAGTAGTAGCAAATAGGTGTATTATTTTAGTAATTTTTTTACGCATTCTGTTCTTCCGTTATGTAGCCATGGACATCAGTTAGAGTTTTCCAATCACAGAACTTATCTATGGTAACTGCTAAATTGTATTCTTCATTAATTGCTTCAATAAAGTCTTCTGCATCACAACCATCAAACCCAGTCTCTTCAAAAGTACTATCTAGAGATAGGTTAGAGCTATCCATATGCTTTGGCGCAAACTCTTTTGCTTTTGATACAATAAACTCTCCTAGCGTGTCCATATGACATCCTCTCTACCAATTTCAACAACTTGTAGTGCCTCTCTAAATTGAAGGATCATATACTGTTTGCCAGTTATTATATCTGTAGCAATATAGCATTCCAGATATTTATTAGGTGCAACTTGTTTCTCATATGTAAATCGTTCGCCTAGGAGAGATTTAGCATATTCTTCTGGTACTCGTTCTTCTGGTATTGCACAACTACTTAGCAGCAATAGAATCAAACCAACAATAACAGCTTTCACAACTTCTCTCCTTTTCATAGGTTACTCCCTCCGCTTTCTAATAAGTAATATAATAGAAAATCCCTTTAACAAATAGTGTTTCCTTTATATTACTATCAGACAATTACTCGTGCCATATCAGTTCAGAATTATCTTCCTTCTCAACAGTATAAGGACCAATCTTATCATAGTCCTCTTTATTCCACTTTATTCCATCTAAAGCACTCTCATACCGAACAAACTCTGAGCAGTAATACTTATGAGGCTTATCATTACATAGATCATAAAACTCCAACAGACCAGGAATATCATACTCAAAGTTATAACAATCTAAACAAGTTCTCTTAGCTGCTTTATTACGCCGCTTCTCTTTATTATATTCTGGGAATCTTTTAACAGCAACTATACGTGGCTTGTTCCATTTACGAGTAGTATACTTATCAAAGGATACTATCTTTCCAGATGGATATTTTAGCTCAGCAATCTGCCAATCATCTTCATGCTTGACTATAAAGCCAGCATGAGTAGATACAGCACTATTAAACATATTACGCCATCCAGCTGTAGCATGACGCTTAATAGTTTCCCAAGTAATAGGGAACCTACTAGCGGTAAGTACTACATCCATATTTTGCATATCATATGCTTCAGGTATAAACTGTTTCTTCTTGGCCATATTATTCTCCTAGGAAGTCACGAGCTGTGACACTTTTGTGAGCGTGAACGCCATCTTTAGTTCCAGTATGCTGAACATAGGATGGCATAGTACAATACATATTCCAATTCTTACTTTTTGCCAATTTGCTCATAGTATACTCCCAACCACTTTCTTTCTGAATAGGAAGTATGCAATCTTTCCAGAACATTCTAGTCACCAAGCATCCAAATATCCCTATGGACTGCTTACGCATAGCCCTGACAGTACCTTCTGCATTTAGATTGATAGATTGAATAGCTTTGTGACCTTTATAGTTGTATACTGATACTGCTCCTAGGAACTGATCTCTATCAGCCAGAGTATCATATCTTTCTAAAAGTACACTAAACCAATCAGGATTAAATACCATGTCAGAATTTAGATTGACAACACCTTCTAGTCCTTCAAAGTTTTCAAACATCCAGCTTATAGAATTACGTGTACGTTTAGAGCAGTTGGATTTCTCTAGCATCTGCATAGTGAAAGGTATTACAGATTGATTCAATACTTCAGTAACCTTCTCTCTATTGTCAGATCCATCATCAAATACATATAGGTGATCTGGACGCAATATGCTTTTGTTTAAAGATTTGATAGTACGGTCTAATAGACCAAGCCTATTATGTGTCATCATAATAACTTTGAATTTTGGAATCATAACATCCCCAACATATCTTTAATATTTCGTATCACAACAGACACTTGCGGCTGCCAATTACAATCACTTAATACCCTACACTTAGTACCTAATGGATTCCAACTACTTTCATACCTATGCTTGTTAGTACCTCTAGCACCTCCCCATCTTCTAGCATCAGTCCAAACTAAATGTTTAGTTCCGCACAAACTGGCAAAATGCATAGGCCCACTGCTAGGACCAATGACCAACCGAGAGCTACAAACAATATCAGCTAGCCTTTCTAAAGGAACTCCCAACTGCTTATCAGTATGGGCTACCCAAATAGCATCTTTAGGACTTCCTATTGAAGCCATCTTAAGCTTGCTTTTGAAGTACTCTGTAACAGCTACCCACTTCTGTATAGGCCAATCTCTATTACCAGTCCTACGCTTGTTGCATTTACGCGCGTGTATTATCAGATCATACTTATCCTTCTTGCAAGGGTTCCCTAACTTGAGAAATGTTTGGTCTTCCATACTCAAAGCAGTTGTCTCTTTAGTAGGTCTATACCATTCTATCTTATACCCTTTATGTCTATGCTGTATTTCATCCCATTCTCTTTCTGTAAACCTAGGATCTCCCATTCTTCTAGTCATCCAACATTCGCAGTTCTTGTCATACTTGGATGTTATGATCTCATCAGCAAAATCTTTGAATAGATACTCGGTGCCAGGAAGTGTAGCAACAATTACCTTATCAAATCTTTCCCTATTATCTACGGCAAATTTACGGCACCTTCCTTGCCACCTCATAATAAGCCAGCCGAACTCACCGCACCATGGGCCAATCAGAAGTAATCGTTTCATCTAAATGTTTCTCCCTTCCTTGCCATATCTATAGAATCTTTGATTTCCCTGGCAGCACGCTTCTGGTTCAGCTCTTGTAAGTAGTATTCCCTAGGAGCAAACTTATCAAGATTATCTAGTACATATTCTACAGCTGACCAGAAGTTCTCTTTAGATGCTATTATGCCAGTCTTCTCATTTATGTACTTGTCTTCCCAAAATCTTACACTATCCAATACTACTATAGGTAGATTACAAGCTAACATCTCAGGTATAACTCTAGGACAGCTATCTACGGAAGCGTTTGAGCACACTATACCACACTTGCACTTAGAGTACTCCTTAGCTATATCTTTTCTTAGAACACGGTGAGAAACCACATTTGACGGCTTCTTACAGGGTGATCCGTTACCTAAGTTAAGGACGTTAAGCCTAGAGGGCACTGTAGAGTACACAAACTCATGCCCTTTTATTTTATATTGACTTCCATTAGCAGGGAAACATATATGGTAAGACTTCTCTCTGTCATAAGGAACCATAATGTTATCTGGAGCAGGCTTAATGAAAAGACTCATAGGTATATCTGGATATACAGATTTGCACTTCCTAATCTGAGGCACAGAGTCTTGTATTATTAGATTGTAATTTGTAAAGCCTTTCTGAGGCATATATCTTTTGCCTGCTCCATAGTAAATCTTAAAAGCATCAGGAAAGCGTTTCAAAATTTTATGGTACTCTGAGAATCCTCCTCTACAGAATATAACATCTGGAGTAAAGTTTAAAGTCCAGTGTTTAAAATCTGGAACTCTTATCTCTGCAAAGTTACTTGAGAACTCATGATACCGTTCTCCACCCCAATAAGCTACAACTCCTGCATCACTTGGACCAAGCATAGAGTAGAGGAGTTGAGTCCAAACATCATCACACTCCTCAATAGTGTTGAAGATGGTTTCTTTAGGATCACGGTCTGTAGGATGCTTACCTCTTAACATAAGGTAAATCATGCATAGCCCCTTATTTTAGATTCAACAATAGCAATATCTTCCGGTACATCTACTGCATGCGAGTCAGTTTTAACAGGAAGCATATATACTTTGTAGCCATTTTCTAAAGCTCTCAACATGCAGATATCTTCTGTATTTTCTAAATATCCTTTTTTGCACTTCCTGAATAGATGAATTAAAGCACCTCTTTTAAATACATATATGCATACTTGCTTTAGAGGGCTATCATGCAAGTTATCCTTGCTATATGGTATAACAGATCTACTCATATATAATAGTTCATTAAACTTATTGACAACTGTATGTATACAATTAGGAGAACCAAAATCATCTTCTTCTGTTACATTAGTATAGCAGTTGAGTATCCTATAATCCTTGCTAATTTTTTCGAACATATTGATAGCATACTCTATAAGTTCTGAGCCAAGCAAAGGTTCATCACCTTGTACATTAACTACAATCTCCTCTGGTATCTTTAGAGCAGCTTCTGCTACAGCCTCATTACCAGTAGTATTATCTGGAGAAGTTGTAACAGGTTTAACCCCTCTATTTGCCCAAAATCTATTTACATGATCAAATATCTCTGAGTCAGGGGTAGCTACATATACACTAACATCATCAACTCTAACACAATTATCTAAAACCATATCAATCATAAACTTACCATCTATAATAGCAAATGGTTTACTAGGGAATCTCTTGCTATCAAGTTGAGCAGGAATTACTATTGCAGTCTTCATTATACTACCCTGTGGTTATAAGGTTGGCTTGTAATAAAATTGACAGCTTCAATAGCTGCTCCAAGTTCCATATCTCTCCTACTCTGTACTGTACAAGATCCTAGGTGAGGAGTAAGGTATGCATTACCCATATTTGCTAACTGTTCTCTATACGGTTCCTTATCAAATGTATCAATTGCTACAGTTGCTTTAGGACGTTCTTGAAGCCAAGTATAAAGATCACGCTCATTAATGATACCTCCTCTAGATAGATTTAGCAATCTAACATTATCCTTCATCATATCAAGATCAGTAAGATTTATGTAATCATGGTTATCAAACTTATCATCCTTAAGAGGAATATGAATAGAAATAACATCGCAATTCTTTAGCATCCATTCTTTACTCTTATTGCACCAGAACTGAGGTAATTCCGCTATTGCTTGGTGATCTATATCATTAACATACAAAGAACATCCAAAAGCAGATAACTTCTTATACAATAGCTTACCAATTCTACCATAACCAATTATGCCAACTTTGCAATTCTTAAGCTCTCTACCAATATATCTATTCCAAGTATATTGCTTCATATCTCCACTTACATTCTCAACCTTACGTAGCATATTAAGTATTTGGCAGACAGTAAGTTCTGCTACAGCATTAGAAGGAGCATTAGGTGTGTAAGTGACTACAATTCCTCTCTTTCTGCATTCATCAAGATCAACAGAGTCTAAGCCAATACCTACTCTAGATATCATCTTCAAGTTAGGGACTAGATCAAGAATCTCTGCAGTATACTTCTCAGTACCTGCTATGATAACATCAGGCTGCTCATCTTTTAATACTTGAATATGTTCCTCTTTGCTGTACTTAGTTCCTACCCTGTTAAGTTCAAAATTTACGCCATACTCTATTAAGTAGTCTAGTGGAGCTTTGTTAGTATGGCCAAATGGACTAGTTGTAATAATTGTCTTCATGATATCATATTCTCCATAAGCTTTATCTGTTCAAATAACATAGTAGTATCCATACCCATAGCAACCATACCATACTTCCTACATCTGATACAGTACTCATCCCAATCCTTTACTAGGTGATAGCCTTTCTTTTCATCTGGTATACATTCTTCAAATATTGTTAATGCAGCTTTCACAGCTCTATGTTCAAAGTCTCCTGCAACACCATATGACTTAGATAGATCATATGGGCCTATCATATAGTAGTCTACTAATTTGTTCCAATTACTTTTAGATATGTATGGTAACTGATCAATAGCCTTACGGCTTTCTATTTGTATAATGATAATAGGAGCAGCTATACCTAATGCCTTATGGCCCCACATATTCTCTCTTACCAAACCTAGCCCTCTAGATGGATAATTACAGATGCTATGTATTTTAGTAATTTGATCAACTGATTCTATATTGGCAAAAATAATACCAGTTGCTCCTGCATCCAAACACATCCTGACTTTTTCTTCATCAACCGTAGCAACTCTGACAAAGGCTCTCCTATCACGCCTACTAATAACTTGTATACAGCTATACAAAGTTTCATTATTAAAGCACCCGTGCTCTGCATCTAACACTACGCCATCAAAGCTACTGTATGATAAGATCTCAGATACTAGAGGGGAAGGAATTTGTTGCCACAATAACCTTAGAGACATAGAATGCTCCCATCATAAAATTTTGAGTAGATAGTTGGAGTTATAATTTTGAACTTTATGCCAGCTTCATCTATATTCCTTAATACTCTATAAATGAAATGGTCTTTCTTCTTTTCCCATTCCATATCATCGCTATCAGTAAATCCTTCTCCATAACAATGCTGAGTGCCTTCTTGAGGCTTAGAGTATCCATCTGCACCTATTACATAGATGTTCCTAGCTCCCATAAGATGAGCTATCATTATTGCCAAGTTACCGCCTATACGGAAGAATCCTTTGATGACTCCATCCTTGTATTCTATAGGCTCATTCTTATTATGGAAGTCATCAGTATATGGAACAATTGCCCTATCATTATCCTTATCAGAAACACATCCTAAAGTCTCTCTGAATAAGTGACTACCTAGTAACAATGTTGATTTAGGTTGGATACATTTATGGAATCTCTTCAGCCTCTTGTTGTTGACCCATAAGTGATAATCTGGTACGTGCACATGTGTCATACGGTTAATCCCTATAGTGATTGGATTAGCCTTCTTCATCCATTCCTTGATCTCCTTATCATATAACCGTACTGAATTAGCAGCTCCATAGATTAGGAAGTCTCTCTTGCCTTTGTACTTATCAATTAAAGCTTTGAACCCCATTATACTAGTCCTTTTGTATATAGCATTATTCTATTTTTCCATAAATTATGTTTAGGATCATTAATACCTTTCAGCCTACCCTTGTGTTTATGAGAAGCAAACAATACTCCTTTGTGATGCCATTCAGCCATATCAGCAGCAGTACTTTTATGAGTCTCTCTATTGTACATAGCTAGGAATTGTTCTTTTTGTTCAGGAGTTTCATAAGGTAAGTGCTCTTCAGATCTAGGTACGCAGCGTAATGTATAACTTGTTAAATTTTTGTGGTAAGCTATGGCAGGTAATTTCCACCCTATATCATATGCAAATTTAGATCTAAGCAGCTTGTTATAAATATATGAATCTTGTAGATTACTGATGCGTCCATATCCAGTTACATCTCTACCCTTATTTATTACTTTTTTGGCTGTAAAATCTAACTCTGCTCCTTTTTCCTTTAAAGTTTCTGAATTGTAACAGAATAGTCTAGTTGATGGGAAATCTCTATACCTTGTTCTATCTGGAGGAAAATCTATACCAAATAAATCATATTCAGTTAATATACTTATAATTTCTTGGCCCCAATTAGGGTAAGTTAATACTACATCAGCATCAACTATAATTACATACTTACTTTTTAAGTGTTTAAGAGATTTATGTAGAAGTGAAGCATGCTTCATTGAAGGAGAATCTTCTATCTCAGGAATCTCATATTGGCAAATTTTGGTCCAAGGTTTAGAAGGTACACTATCATCAAATGTTGCACACAACCAATTTACACTTTCAGGATTTTTTAAATACTTGCTACTAATTTGATATAAGAAATCAACATACTCCATAGTATTAGCATCAGCATACGTCACCAAATCTATAAGTGGTTCACACATACTATTTCCTCCTAGCTATGAAAGCCCACCATTTAGGGTAATTTACCCTTCTCCTATTCCCAACCCATTCAGATGCTACTATATCTAAATATTCACCATATCTATGTTCTATACTTTCCATTAATGGGTAACTTCTTATATGACCACACCCTAGAAAGGTAGGGATAGTAATTGCCAACCATTTAGATGTAGGTATTGATTTGATAAACTCTATATCCCAATTAATATGTTCAAGTGTTTCTGTAGAAATTACAATATCATATTTTGATATTACAGAAGTAGGGAGATCCTTAAATGATTCTCCATTCACTATAAGATTAGTTGAGGAATCTTTAGGCTTTGTAATATGATGGTGAGCACTTGAGAATTCATAAGCGCAATATTCTTTTGGCTCAAATGCTTTTATGAATTTATATGCAATACCACCAAATCCAGCTCCAACATCTAATGCACTATCAACAGGACCAATATTATCTTGGATAAGTTTTATCAGAACATCTTCATACCGTTTCTCCCATACATCACTATAATGTTGAGAATCATACTCCCTATCAGGGAATTCATTTGATATGTATAGATCGCCTTCCTTGTGTAATAATCCAAGACAAACTTCATTGTCCAAATGCTTGATCCATTTTTTACTCATCATTCCATACCTCCAAAGATATAATTGTTCATTTCCTGTATTTCAGGATCATCTACAACAGATCTGAAAATAGGATTGTTCTTGTATTTCTGCCATCTATTAAAGACATCCATTTGTTGAGCTTTGCCTTGAAATTTTTTACCATCAAAACTACTCCCAATACCATATGGATTTATTTGATTCAAACCTTTATCTGTATGCTCTAAACCTAGCCACTCCGAAAATGATTCTCTGTATTTTTTATTCATAAACCATTCATTAAAACTTATGAATATTGTGTCAGTTAATTCATAAGACTGATCTATCATCCTTGTTAGATACTGTTTCAGCAGATCCTTATAGAACTCTCCTACCATAACAGAAGTGTCAACTTTAGGGTTATACTCCATCCTACTAGCAGTCATATTATATGCATCTCTTAATATGACAATATTTAGTAGCTTATTGCTTTTGCCATAATAGTGAGAATTAATTCTGTCGCTAGTACTCTTATTGAGATTACAATCTTCAAATCTATACATCAGGCATCTTTTAGATTTTCTAAAAGCTGTATCTGTATGTATTTGTTTCAACTGAGGTGCTCCATAATTGTCAATACTAGCTTGCTGTTTTCTTTTGAATATTTCAGGCTTAAGAAGAAACTCTTTTGGTATAGCGCTTAAATAGAATACTTCATTATTACCAAAGTGATTAATGATCCAATTGCTAATGGCATTACTACCACTTCGCCTTAGAGCAAAGATTCTGATCTCATAATCATTCTTAGTATTCTTGAAATTAAACATTATATTAAGCTCCAATCGCAGAACTCTATAGGGCACTCTACACCCAACGCTATACAACAAGCTATCCTATGATGACCTTCCCATATCTCATGGTTTTCATGGCCAGGAATAGGAACCAATGGCCGTATCAATACAATAGGAGGCTCTTGAATATGCTCCATTAGTATATCGCCATAGAGGATACGGAACTTGGCGATTTTCTCTTCAATCCATTTATGCTTCCTACCGTAGAGCTTGAGCATCTTGTAGTATGGTCCTGCAAACTTATCCTTTACAATCTTTATATGAGGAGAGTTTATCATTTCCATAGGGCGCTTGGCATTCGGTGTTGTACATGATAGATATGATTTATACCTATCTGGATTATGTTGAGCATGAATCATAGCCAAGTCAGAAGGCTCTACATCTCGCTCATAAAGAACTTCCAGCTTCACTTTTTTACACATTTTGCTAAAGTTCATAGTTCCTTCTTGTATGATGTAAATTTATCACTAAGGTTATTTGCTACTATATCCATTAGGTAATCTATTTGCACTTGAGATAGATAATCTTTGTACCCGCCTATCTTACCTTTTCTGACTTTAAATGATTCTGGATCAGATATATCTAAAGGCTTCATCCTAACATCACAATAAAAATTATTTGATTCCTTTTCCCTTAGTCTACGGAATGAAGTTATCTTCTTGACTTTTTTGATTGCAATATTTGAATTACAGTTAATCATCCCAATATGATTGAATAAATTATATATGGTATTTGTAAAATCTTGCATCATATCTTCGTAAGTTATGCAATAATTGCACGCATTAATCCAAGTGTTATATAAATCTATTATATTAGACATAGTATTAGTGTGCTTTAAATAATCTGAAATAGTACCTTTAAAGTGATCTTCTCCATTCTCTCTTTTATTGTACTGAAAGTAGGATGATACAAATACATCAAGAGGATGCCTTACAAGTAATATCACAGAATCAACATATTGGATATCTGTACGTATACTATGAGCAAATTTTATGTTAGGTAATGATTTGTTATAATCATGTAATCTATGAGGTTCTATGTAATGTCTAGGTTTGTTGATACTTAACTTGTATGCTATTTCTGCATAGTGAGTCATTATCAGTTTTAGCCAAGTTCTACCACACTTAGGATATGATATTACTTGATAGTTCATTTCTTTACCACTATGCTTTCACAATCTCTCAACCAATCCTTATATGGATAGATCCCTATAAATTTGCAAACATAAACAAGACTATTGATAGGATCATTAATAAAATCCTCCATATATAATGAGTAACAGCTATATCTTTCTTTAATATGTTCTGCATTTTCTGTACCTTGTTTGTAAGTATGGTAATTTTCAAGACTTGTTTTACCATTCATAATACACATACTCTTGACGCTATCTTCCACATCTCTAATCAAATGTATAAACTTGATAGGAAGTTCTAGTTTCTTAGAGAACTTATCAATATTGCGAGGAAAGTTTTCCATCCAAAATCTAGTCTCAGGTCCAGATCTTTTATTGCCAACAACAATTGCATCTTCTAATGCTGTATTATTTTGCCATTGCCAATCTATGTAAAAGTCTCTCCCTGCAAATTCAGGATGACCTATACTAAAATGATATTTGGTATCTTGTATCTTATTCAATATATCAGCCTTATATTTATAAGGATGTTCCCCTAGTATGCCTTTTGCTTCATTAGCCATAATGACATGAGGATGAGCATCAAGCATAGCTCCTAGTAGAGTGTGCCCACAACGTACAGGGCCTATGAATCCTAGCCAGCAGTTCATCTGTTCATAAACCTTTCATAAGTATGGTGAAAAGGCATAATGCCAAAGTCTACTTTATTCTTCCATAATATATATGCTAAACTTACTTGATCTCTATATGTATACTTCTTTATTTCTTCCCACCAATCCATCATCATTTTATCAACCTTAATATTGCCACATTTCCTGATCATAATACCAGGAGCAAATAAACCAAAGCGCTTAGGAAACCCATCAGCCTTATAGTGGCTCAACTGCATTTGTATCTTATTAGGGCTAACTAATCCTTGGTTGACTACATAGTCACCTTCTTCATAAGCGCAATTCCTCCTATTATGTAACATAACTGCTATGCCATAATGCTTCAAATATTCTTCACAGAATATATTAAGATCAGTCTTTATGGTAAACCTAGCATCAACAAAGATAGAAGTCTCATATTGTTCCGGTAGAAACTCATGCTGCATTATCTTAACTTTACGTGAAAGCTTCTCACTTGTTAGAGAAGGATCTTTGACCTGTATTATCTTCCACTTGCTTTCCTTCCTTTTACTCTTAAGTAGTAGGCTCTTGTTTCTACTTACAAAGCATATGTGATCCCAATCCTTATTCTCTACAATTGGTTCATGTAGATCATATCCATTCCCTATTATAGTTGTATATATAACTTTATGGTTGGCCATGTTCAAGACTCCAAGTAATAAGACTGGTTTTCCTCTTTAATATTTGAGCCACTAAGTGATTGTGCTTTTCTTCTGAATACTTAACTTTCTTCCAGTGCCAAGACATATGCAGCTCATCTATTAAATCAATAGTGCCATCTCCAATCATCTTATTGAGAACTCTATACTCAGCACCTTCTATATTCATTTTACAGATTACATAATCATCTTCTCTTATATTATCCTTCAACCATTTACTAAAATTTATACACCCTACCCTCATATCATCAGCCCTACGATGTCTAAGAACTCTTTTGTGCTGAAGTAGAGAGCTTGATTCACTATATGGTCCAGCACCTACCTTAAGTGTCCTTACTCCATCTAAATCCCAAAGAGCCTTTTGTATAAATTTTACTTTATCTTGATAGCCTTTATTATTGATATTTTTCTGCATCTTTTCTAACATATCAGGATTGCACTCAAATGCATATATTTTATACAAATGAGCGTAGTCCCAATTTTCTATGAAGTGAATGGTAGAGTTACCTTTCCAAGCTCCACAATCTAAGAATATTTTACGCTTGCTGCTATCACGTTTGCTAGTAGATTTTGATTTCATTCTTTATATCCACATTAATTGTTTGTCAGCTTTTCTAATTATAGTCACTCCAAAAAAGAATGGCAACGTAACAATTTCACACTTCTCTTGATAATTCTTTCTTATGTAGTCAGCAGTCTTATAACTATCAGAGCAGTAGTGATCAGTTAAAAACGTCTCAGCAGGAGGATAAGTATCATGCATACAAATTATACCATTAGGATTAACTTTAGGCCAAACATTTTTAAAATCAACCAAACTTTGCTCATGAGTATGGCAAGCATCTATGAATACTAAATCAAATTTAACAGCCTTATCAAGTTTCTCGAAAAATTCGTTAGTAGGGCAGCCATTCCAAACTAGGTTTTTATTCCACTTATCTGTATTCTTATTCCACTTGCAAAACTTTTCATATTTAGGATTTATATCAACTGCATAGGCTTTCCCTTTAGCAAGTGGAGCAATGGCATTAAAGCAGCTACCATTCCTAACACCTAATTCTAAATATGTATCTAATTTTCCTGCAATCTTCAATCCTTCTGCAATTGTTTTGATAACCTTAATGTGGCAGGTTTTGTCAAAAGGCATTTCCGTTGAACTCATTACTTACTCCTTGTTAAGATGTTTGCTTCCATTTAAATACTTGATCATTTTATTCTTCCCTAGTCGGCCATAAGAATAACAACCCCAATCTTTATGAGCAACCTCAAACCCTTCTTTCTCTACTTGCAATTGATACGCTCCGTGCAAACAAGGTTCTATCTGTTTCCTAGCTCTACTCCTATCAATAGGAGCACTATCTAACATATCAAGCCACCCACACCACTTGCTTATCCTAGTTATACTTGGATTGTTTGACCATTTAGACGTTTTGAGTAAAGGTACTTCTTGGATAGTAGTATCTGGTATTAAGTATGGTTCATTATTACACCTTACATTTGATCTTTTGTTGAAATAGACAGCATTTATATTAGGATGGTTATCCATAGCTTTAATGACTTTTGCTATTGGAGGCTTTTCTATAAATACCCAATCATGTTCTATTAACATAACATATGGAGTGGATACAGCTCTAAGTAAAAACATAAAAGATGTTCTTTGTTGAGCACCAGGAATAAATGTTACAATTTTATTTGGTGCTTCAATATTAACAAGATTGTGATAATATTTTTTATGATCTTCGGATTGTTCTTCTGGCATATCATAATTGATGTGTAATTTGCAACCTTCTAAATCCGGTAATGTAGACAAGCTTTTAATGGCTTGTTCTATAATTTCCGTAGAAGGAGCCGAAGGTATAAAATGTGTCGGCATTATAATAGTAAGTTTATTATGCACTTTCATCGCCTCCGAAAAGTATTTCAGATCTGTACTCTGATATTTCATCAACAGTAGTTGGTTTGATATATAGCTTTGCAATATCTTTGATTATTTGTTTTAGCTTACTTGGATCTTTTACAAGGTGATAATGTATTGAAACAAATAATGGTACTTGAGTTTTCTGTATATAATCTGCCATTGTTGGTAGAACAACTTCCTCTGCTCCTTCAATATCCATCTTAATCAAACTACAATCTTGGATATTATTTGATTCTACAAATTTATCAAAAGTAGTGAAATTAGCAAGCCAACCTTTACTACCATCAGTTATTACTTTGGCCATACCATCTCCACAACGCTTCCTATTTTTCATTTCCATTCTACTCTCTATATCATACAATCCTTTATGGTATAGGTTGATATTCCTAATATCATTCAATCTAATATTTGCTATTGCTTCCGCATAAGCTATGTGATCTGGCTCTAATGCATAACAGAATTTAGATTTCCTACTCCCATATAGTATAGTTGGACCAATCCATGTACCTATATCAATATATGTATGATCTTCATCTAGAAACTTATCTAGTATATTGAAAGTTTGTGGCTCCCATTTTCCAGCATTAACTAATTCCCAAAAGCTTTCAACTTTTGGTATTATTGCAGTATCATTAACAACAAATGATTCCTCATTAATATTAATTTCCATTTTCCACCAACTTTCTTATTTTATGACGACTGCGAGGGAACATTCCATTCCTAATTTTGTTTTCCAGTAACATAATATTTTCAGAATACTTAGTTTTCCACATAGCATAAGGACAGCACACTTGATCTCTTTTACATCCTGCTATATAACATCTCCACCATAATTCTTCAAAAGCTATCAAATCAGGATCATTATGCTTTCTAATTATTGTGCCACAATCCATTAAGCCAATATTATCAGGAAAGCCATCATCTCTATATTTAACATAATGATCTAATATTTTATATGTAGCTCTTTTTTGGTCAATACATACTAATGATTCTTCATATATATTATTTCTTTTTGCGTGTTTGAAAAATATCGCAGTCTTATCGCTCTGCTCTAATTGCTTACAAAGTTCAAGTAATTTTTCTGGCTGCATTAATTTTTGGTTAGCATCCACCCAAACACTAAGATCATAATCTTGAAAAAATAAATGAGGAAACATTTTGTAATATTTAGTTAATTCAAAAGGACCATAATTACTTATCTTTGGATCCAAATCAGTTATGATATCAAAATCTATCCCATATGGTAAGTGATATTTTGGGAAATTATCATATCCATCAAAAAGAGTTGTATATAAGATTATCTTCATAGTGTTATCCCAAATTCCTTCTGAGTATATAAATCAATTCTGTTCTTCCAGTGTCTTCCATAGAAGCTACTTAGAGGATGGGATCTACTAGCTTGCTTATGAGTTCCAAATATCTTTCCTTTATAATGCCACTCGCACATATGCTCTGGTTTCTTTACGCAGTGAAACCTTTGTGTATCATTAGCCCAAGGTAGCTGCTTCTTTTCACTACGGGATAATACACACTCCATATGACGCCCATCACCTTTTAATATTACTGGTATTCTCCATCCAGTATCGCACTTAACTCTACCACCTATTCGGCTTTGCCGCCAATCTGCTTCTCTTTTTGTACGTATGTGATATTTCTTAACACTCTCTCTCTTAGGGAATACGTTGGGACGGAAGTCAAGCTTTATATTTTTGAGCAACTCTCTCTTGAAACAGAACATGAAGATGGATGGGAACTTCTCTCTACAACGGTTGAACCCATAGCAACCTATTCCTGTATCTAATTCAGTTGCTATTACATCATCCCATCCTTTATATAATAAACAGATATCTGCATCTATAAGAATAACATATTCAGATGTTACCTTTGTCAAAGCATAGTTGACAGCAATAGAGTGATTATAAGATGAACACATATGTTCATGAGGGATAGTCCCTAAGTCTTCAAAACCAGCAGGACATATTGTGTTAGCCTTATCACCAGACATAACGGCTTTATAATGTATGTTATGTTCATTACTCTTGAACGTCTCTGCTGATTTCCTGAGCAAATGTATATACTCATTAGAACCAGCTGCAGAGAATGTAATAAAATCTATATCAGACATCACAGCCTTCTTCACCAGCAAGTATTGTAGGAGAGTAAACCGGATTCACAGGTTGATCAGATATAGACTTCTTCTGCCAAGTTGTAAAAGCTGCTTTTCTTTCAGGCCTACATAAATCAGTAGAATCCATCCACTCCCTACCAATATCTCTAACAATCCTACTATTGCCATCTGTAGGATATGCTAGAACTCTTGTACCAGGATTGACCTTCTTCCTTTTGAAAGGAATATCCTTAAGGCCAAACTCATCTCCTCTACAATGTATCTGATTCTCAGGATTACGGTTAGGGTCTAGCTTACCTGCAATTAATTTATAGAACCTCTCGTGCAGTATGGCGGGACTCGTAACGCAAGAGGGGTATACGTACCCGTAAGCCCGTAACACAACTTGATACAAGGTTGGTACTTGCACAAATACATCTAGAAGCTCCGCTATATGGATAGGCTGCACTAATATCCAATCATCCTCAAGATTTAGTATGTATTCATCAGTAGCTTGGTCCCAAGCCCAATTAAATGCTTCAGAGTAACTAGATTTCCTAGGATAGTTTGCTACAACATTACCAAAGAATTTATTACACACCTTGGCAACTTTTCTTCTATCGCCTTCTGGTATAGGATCAATATTAATAAACAAAGTAGACTTTTGCCAATCTACACCTTTTAGGTTTTTAACAAAAGATGCAAAGGTCCTCTCTACAAGGGCTGGCCTCATAGTAGCAGTAGTTGTAACCTGGATAGGAATTGATTCAAAGTCTTTGTACTTAACGTCTATATCGTAAGCTAGGAGTAGTGATAAGTTTGGAGCATCAAACTGAGGCACTTCATAACGCTTGGCTTTCTTCTTTAAGAAAAATGCCAACTTATCGCTACAAACTAAATCAGTCTTAGTAGTATATTCTTGAACATATTCATCATAGAACTCTCCAGTCTCCATAAACTTTTGAATAAGGTCTACAGTCTTAGGGGTTTCAGACTCACACAGAAAATTTAAATCCTCTATGACATAGTATCCTCTTACTTTAATTGAAGGATACATTTTAGTAAGAGTGAATTGCTGATCTTCCGGTCTATGAGATCCATCATCTATTATGATATCAAATTCTGGACATTCTTTCAATATTGAATCTAATACTGCTTCATCAGCTTGAGAACCTCTAATGAATTTAAATCTTTTGTCTTTGATACCTAATGCTTTTGGCTTAAGATCTAAAATATCCAGACCATATATGGTAGCATTAGGAAAGTAATCAAGCCACATCTTAATAGAAGCTCCATCAGCAACGCCTATCTCTAATATCTTGATCTTATCATTTCTCATACGTGCAAATATAGAGTCATAAGATCTGGTATAGTAATGCTTCATAGGGCCTTTATCAGTTCCGTGTTTTTTTGCCAATTTAGTTAATGATATGCTCATGACCATTCTCCTAATATTGATAGATAGTTTCCGTTCCGATGAAAGTCTATTCCATCAGCTACAAGTTTTTGTTCATACTCAGACCAAGATATAAGATTCTTACCTTTATGTTCATTAGATGTACAAATAACTGCGTCGTGTATTATGCCATATTTATTGATAAGAGCAATAAGCTGAGTAAGATTAAATTCTGAAGAATAATATTTTTTGGCCTCTCTATATTTTGCTTTTAAAGTTCCTGTCTTCATCCTCCATTTAAACATAGTAAAGTAGAAACTTTTTGATATGCGAGCTAATTCTTTTATGGTCTTCTTTATATTTGGAGAATGTTCAAGCACGCTGCAGCAGTATACCATGTCAAAACTATTTGTACCAAATCCTGTATCAATCATATCTCCAACATGTGTTTTAAATCCTTTTAATTTAGCATGCTTTAAAAATGTCTCAGATACATCCATAATCTGATAATCTATATCAGGTCTTTTCCTAGTAATAAGTTGAGCTTCATGAGCTTCTCCGGCACCTATCTCAAGTACTGTCTTTGCAGAATTGTTAGCCATATAGTTTACATAAAGCTCTTTACTGAAATGGTTCTTCCTTGATTCTATCCAAGGTACTTTCCCTATCTTATATTTGTTCCATTTATTTTTATATTCCATACTATGCTCCTAACAGGTTTTCTTTCTTACCAGATATTCTAGTCCTACCTGTTTGTTTAAGATGTTTAATGTATACTCCCTTCCCAACCTTCTTACCTAAAGAATCTTCCAATCTATTATAAAATCTTGAGTTGAACATAAATACCATCCATTCACTACAAGTAAATGATATTGAATCCTTTGATCTTAAATTAGGAGAGGTTTTCAACCTATGAGCTATTAGTGATGATAAGAATACTTGATCAGTCCAGCATCTAAGGTTTGTTCGGAAATGTCTTTTGTGAGCAGGGCGTTTTGGATCTTCAAGAGTTTTCCATATCTCATCATACTCTGGTATTGAATCACTCTTACCGAGCAAGCAAGTATCATAAGCAAACTTAAGAATATCAATAGACCTAGTTGTGTTCTTCGCAAAGATAACTCCTCCATTAGCATAGGCTCTACTACAGCCTATATCAATCATATCATTCCTAGCAGTAATACCTATGTCAAACTTCCATCTTGAAACAGAAGGGTTCCAATCCTTAACAAAGAATGTATCAGCATCTACAAAAGTTATAAGTTCATCAGGATTATCTAAATCAATCTGATCTTGCATACAAGAAAACTTCATAGTTTGCATTTTAGTATCAAAGTCTTCTTGGTTGACTTGGATATACTCTATGCTATGATCTTCCAATATTTTTATCTGTTCAGGAGTAAGATCTGGGCCATACATAAAGAACTTAGCCTTGACTTTATTCCTAGTTGAAATAAAATACTTGGCATACTGAAAGTAGTTGGCACTACATAAAGTAACTACCTTATGCATCATTTAACTCCTAGATGATTCTTTATATTCTGCCATGATACTTGTAGGCTATAATTCTTTGCAGCAAATTCACGACACATATCTGCTTTATCCTCAGACCAATTCTTAAGAGCATACTCTGCTTTAGCTATCAAATGTTTCTTCTTACAAGTGAAAGTATTGACACCTTCATAGAAATATGCTTGATTGATAGGAGCGCTGATATTATAGATAGTAGGTAATCCGCACATAGTCATTTCTAAGAATGTCTGAGGGAATCCTTCAGCCGGATGCTCTGTGAATAGGATACCAATCTTTCCTAAAGGTATACTTAGTGCAACGAATTCCATACTGCCAAAATTAGTAAGATCTACATTATGGTGAGTTTCTTTAATTCTGTTTTTATGAGCAGTTCCACCTACCCAAAGAACGCTTCTTTTCCCCTTGACTTTATCAGTAAGTTCATTAATAAAGTGGGCTTCATTCTTATCGCCTCTTTTGCCAACAAGCATATAATCATAAGGTTTGTATATACTTTCAGTATCGCCTTGATCCCACCAATAATCCTTATCCTTGCCTTTTATGTGTATTTTAGCATTACCTCTTAATCTTGCAGGAGTATCTACTAACGAAACATCTGCTACATTATTATACATATTCCTATTGCAGCAAGAATAGTAAACAGTCTTGTTAGGGATAGCTTTCAGTATCACATCCTTCTTAGGATCATGTTTAACAGACCAAACTATTGCTTCAGGGTGTTTCTTACAAAAATCTATTACCTGTTGAGCATCTGTCATACTGTATTCCCAATCACACTTAACATCTTGTCTAGATAGATAAATAATACATCCAAACATCTTTGCATACTCTCGGTATCCGCAAGTACACTTGCCATCTATCATCATCTGCTGTTTACCATTACGTTCCTTAGATAGACCTCCATACAGCATTATCAGCTCCATGTAATGCTCCTATCCTTATTCTTATTCCATTTTGTCAGACCTCTAGCAGCTCTCCAATCCCTACCATTATCCTTACAGAATGGACCACCAGGCCAATCTGTTCTCTCACTAGCCATAGGGAGAAGGTTGTCAATCAAAGTATTCACAGATCCTCTCCTAAGTTGTTTCTCAGGATCTTTATCTGTAATCATTTCATCTGAAAGTTCCCTTACTAAGTCACCTCTCCACAAAGAAGGCTGTAGGGCTACCTTATCAAGCTTTGCAGCGTGTTCTTTAGGGAATCTTATGTATCTAATTTGTGAACTTATGGAACCTAGAATTTGATCAAGATCAATCTTTCTAGTGAATAGCCAATCATCCTCTAAATGGAACACCCATCTTGATTCACTATTCTCCCATATTTTCTTAACTGCTTTAGCAAAGTTTGGTTCGTCGCTAGTAGTATACTTCCTAACTGTAAAGTGGTCCCAAGCTATACCTAAACACTTAGCAGCAATATTTGCAGCTTCTTTAAGTTTTGCTTTAGGTGCAAAGTCTACATTTAGGATTATTTGAAATCCATCTGAATAATTAACATTCTTCTTAAAACTTGTTAATGTTTGAGCTAATAGTTCTGGTCTTAGTGTTGCAGGAATGGTAATGTCAATCAACTTTGTCCTCCAAAATTTTAATGAATTTTTTCATGTTTTTCTCTCTGCTGCCAATCTTATGCCTCAGAGTATTATTCATATTAACTAATTTGTTATCAACAAATATCATTCCATTAATTAATTCTGCAGCTTTAGCAATATTGTGATCATCATAAATATAAGCTGTATCTTCTGTAGCATAGTCTGCCATACCATTCCTAGGATGATCACCACAAACTATCCTAGCTCCGCAAAGGGAAGCTTCCATAGGAACATTATGCAATCCTTCTAATTCAGTAGGAGCAAACCACACATCGCATTCAGAGTAAAGCTTTGCCAAGTCTACTCTATTTGGATTAACAATATATTTGTCTAACCAAGACGGCTGTTTCTTAAGCTTCTTATTCCCAAATGCTACAAACCTATAATTATCCTTCCCTAGTAAATTGTGTAGTACTTCAAAACTAGGCCAACCCTTGCTTGCAAGCTTACTCCATAAACAGCCTATTGTTATTTTCCTTTCACTTCTTAGATCATAATCTTTCCACCAATCAAAGTCTATACCTTGGTAGACTAGATGGCACTTACCGCCAAAACTTTCAATAAATTTCTTCATCCAAATAGAATTTGTTATCTTTGTTACACGGCTATTCTTGTAATAACTTATAAGTTTGTCTTCATCCCAACCTGGAACCCAAATTTCATGTCCTCTAATATACCAGAACTTATTTTTGGCATTAGACCTTACTGTTGGTTTTACAGATTTTATATCTGTAGCAATTAATGCATCTATGTTAGAAGGTATCCTTGGCAAAGTAGTATCATGAGTAAACCAGTTAAACCTATCATTATTAGTAATTATATTGCAGTCGTGTCCAAGCTTTTTTATAGTTTGCTGGCAACGGATTACAGTCCTACTACCTCCATTATTCCCTAGACCTCCGCTACAATTAAATGCTATCTTCATAGTTACTCTCTTTCCAAGTATCTATCATGGCTAATTTTGTAACATTTCTTGCAGATAGTTTTTTCTTCCATAGCTTTATACTTGCCACACTTTGTACAAATTCCATCGCTTTCCCGCTTCCGTCTCAAAACCATTAGGCTTAGGTAAGCGTTGTCATACATTTCAAATCTATTTTTCTTATCTAAGGCTCTGAATTTTTTCCAATCAATAGTTGTTTTAATAACTTCCGAATGCTGACAAAGTTTGTCAAAGAACTCCTTGACTTTTGGATTAGTCCAAAATCCTATTCTGTTTCTTTTTTTCTCAGGTACCGACATATTAAATCCTTTAGTTAGTTTAATATAATATTTGTTAAGTAGTTATAATAGCAAACAATTAGAAAAGTTTTAGGAGATGTGAATCAAACAGTGACGGCACCTGATAGCCGTGACACAACTTCTTCCAATCAGTGTAGTTAGGCTTCTCTATATGTTCGCTAGTGTAGGGAATATCTTCCCTTAGTTTCACAACTGCATTGTTAAGTTTTATTAACTTTAAATTAGATCTAAGCTGTAGATATTCTTTTGATTCAGGACCGCAATCTTCTTTTATACATCTTAAGAAATCCTTAACAGATCCATCACAGCGTAGATAGGAACTCTCATTCTTTTTGAACGGAAATCTGTAGATAGATTTCACAGTATCTCCGTTATCTCCTCTAATTATTTTATGTAGTAGGATGTGAGATTCTTCTGCTCCGTTGAATTCCTTGTGCATTTTTTCTTTGGTAGGAGATTTACCATCGCCTAAAATTATTGTAAGGTTAGGAAATTTTGCCAGAAGCTGCCACATATCCTTATCTGTAGAGAATAGGAATATTGCATCATTAGGATGGTTGGCAATATAGGCTGCCATAACATCATCAGCTTCCTCTCCTTCACAATAAATCTTTTCATGAGGAATACAATCTACAAATTGCCTGCAAATATCTATAGGGTTGTAGTCTAAATCTTTCTTAGGTCTATCTTTGTAAATTATAGTTTTTGGAGCATAATCCTTGAAAGCATCTTGATGAGTTTTATACAACTCTTTCTTTCTTGTAGGATATCTATCTTCGCAAATGACAAGGTTAGGTAGAGAGTGATCTTGTTTAATCCTAGCGTGAGAATGGTTAAGTACCTTTACTAAACCTATGATGACTCCGGTATTAATTCCATCATCATTAACTAGATTCTCTTTCTCAGTAGCGTGATAGTTGCGCCATACTTGGTTATTAAAATCAATTAGGACAGTGCACTTTCTGACATTTTTAAAACCCATAGAGAGTTCTCCTTTAGCTTAAATATAATAAAAAATTTCTTTGGTACCTAATGTTTTTAGCGTTAGTAGGGAAGGAACTATCATGGAGGTCTTTTATAGTAGCGGTGAATATAGTATATTAAGAGCACGATAGGAGAAAAGTACTGAAAATATAGCTGAAAGTAGGTTACACGTGAAAGTAGTAAAAAGTAGTGAAAAGCTCTTCAAATTGCATTTTCATGCCGCTTCTCTTAATTAACTATTTATTATTAGTTTCTATTTCGTTTCTAATTAGCTATTTATGAAATAACAATTAGCTGTTTTTTTTAAATGGATTAAAAAAAATGATACCGACTTTAAGAAGTAAAGTTATTGAAGCTGAAAAGGCTGAAGAGAAAAAAGAAATGGATCTGAACCAAATATTATGTTCAGAGTGTAATAAGAAATTGTTTGACAAGCCTAGAAAGAATTGTGTTACTGACAGAGCTGTTTATCTGATTCTTAAGAAGAACAGCTCAGAGTATCTTCCCTACTGTTCACAGTGCGCTAGTTCTATGCCAGCAAAATTCATAGATAAAATGGAAACATATGACGTATACCAAAAAAAGGTGAAGGCGGGAATTATATGAAACCAATACGGGAAGCATTTGACATGGAGATTAAAGCAGGATACCTTAATTGGGAAAAATTAGATAAGATGTTGCACACGGCTCTATTCACTGTTGACAATAAGTTTACTTCTGTGCGAGATGATACAGGAGAAGTTAAAGAAATGAGAACTACAGATACTTTAGATTTTTTTGGAAAGAGTATTTCAGGTGCAAAGGCTTCCTACAGAGTTTATCACCCTAGGTTCACAAATGGTAAACTTATGTGTACTGGTATACAAATTGGGACTGTTGATCTTGAAGGACAGCCTTTCTACACAAATCCTCCGGTGATGTTCTAATGTCAGATATATACAAGAAAGATAAAGGCGGTAACTTCAGGGAGATCCGTTCTACACGCGCAGCTAAAGATGCCGGTATTGAAAATATTGGCGATTTCTTTATGGACACGTTTATGACTGAGATGGATGATTTATGTAAGACTCCAGAAGAAGATTTGGTAGCAGACTCTGCTAATGATGAACAGAATGAGTTATACCCTGTAGGCTTTAAGCCATATAATGATACTTGGAGATATGAGCCTGTTACATCAGATTACTTTGCGTCTAAGATGTTAGGTGAACCGTTTACAAAATTGCAACAAGAGACTGTTGATATAATCTGCGGTAAAGATCCATTTCAGTTTACAGATCCAAACTATGAAGAAATAGATGATATGTGGGGCAAGCGTAGTGGAAAGGATTCCACAATTGCTAAAGCTGTAGCTAATCAAGGATACAAATTAGCTTGTCTATTCAATCCGCAAGAGTTCCTAGGTATGGGTTTGGGAAGTACCATTGACATAGTAAATGTCGCTTCCACTTCCAACCAGGCTAAGAAAGTTTTCTTCAAGTACCTTACTGCATTTATTAAATTGGCAAAAGATCCAGCAACAAAAAGAAGTTGGTTTGCTACTAGGAACTTCTGGTGGGATGTAGGTAAGCAAAAATTTGTCTATATGGATTTGAGGCAGAAGGATGGTAACATAAAGCAGGACAACATAGACTTTGGTAGGGGAATATGTTGCCACTCCCTAACCTCGGATAGGTTCACAGCAGAGGGCCTTAATATCATCCTAGCAATTATGGATGAGATAGGCGCTATGAGGGTAGATAATGTATTTGGCTCTGATGAGAGAATGATTGGCCAGTATGACTCACTATCAGCTACAGTACGTGCTACATCTACCAACGGTATGGGTAAGATGCTTTGCATATCATATAAGTATGCAAGGAATTGCCCTATGTCGCTTTTGGTGAAACGCAATAAGTCTGATCCCAAGAAGTTTGTCAGAGTATATTCTGTGTATGATGTTAGAACAGATACGCCAGAAGAAAAGCTTAGATCATCATTTGCCTCAGAGTATACCAAAGATCCTGAGAAGGCAGCAATGATGTATGAGTGCAAAGACCCTAAGACTGATAAGGATAATTTGTACAGTAATATATTCATTCTGAATTCTGCTTGTGATGTTAAGAATGAGTTTACTATCAACCCAATACGTGGAGGGGTAGTAACTGTTAATAATATTTATGATGGTGCAGATAACTTGTTAGAGAAATGGTTCAAAGGAGACGATGATCTTTTTTATACTGCTCATCTTGACTTAGCTAAAGGTCAGGTTTGGAAGAAGCATGATGCTGCCGCATTAGCTCTAGGCCACCTGCAGGAGATGAGAGTAACCTATGATGATCTTTGGAAGAAAACTTATCTCAGAGAATATGGGATAGATTTATCAGAGAATGAAGGCCAACTACGCATGGGTGTAGTCATGGACCTTGTTGTTCAGATAATTTGTAAAACAGAAGACAAGGAAGTTAGACTTTCAGATGTTAGGAGGTTTCTCATAGACTTGCAAGAGAAAAGAGGCTTCCAGATTTTTAAAGCTACAATTGATGGATGGATGTCAGTGGAAATGCTTCAGGAGCTTAATCATGCTGGTATAGAAGCAGAGTTATTATCCATAGATAAGAACCCATCTGCCCATCATACTCAAAAGGATTTCTTACAGCAAGGTCTTTATAAAACATATAAGATGCCAATATGGCATAGGGAAACTAGAGAGCTAATTGAGAAGAATAACAAAGTAGACCATCCAGAGCTTTCTACTGATAGATTTGAAGAAGAAGGTTATGAGCATGGTAGCAAGGATGTCACAGACAGTACTGCAGGAGTCTGTTTCAATTTGAGTAGTGAGATAGGATCAGAGGGTGGCAATTTACTTCTAGGCTAGAGAGGGTGCTGTGAACAGAAAAGATGGAAAAGAATACTCCAAATTAAGGATTGGTGAGATTAACCGCAAGAAGGGTGAGGCGCAAGCTGAACTTATGGATAGTGATCTTCTTGATACCAAAAAGAAAAAACAGAAAGACCGTAAGACGCAAACTGATGATTTTAAAACAGAACAGCAAAAGCGGTTAGATGATCAAGAGAAGAAACTGAAAGAAGCTGAGAAACAAAAGAAGCGCAGATTATTTTGGAATCCATTTAAGAAGTTTTTTCATATGGTGTTCTCTGTAAGCACCTATATCAGCATTATTCAGAACTTTGAAGAATTATTGCTTGTAATCTTTATTGACGCTTTAATGCTTTTTACTCTCGGAAGTTTAAGTTATATTCTATACATTATGTTTACCTCAAGCAAAAATGATGACCTCCCTATTTTGATATATAAAGCATGTGCAGGAATTGTGGTGTGCGGTATTTGTTTGATAGCTCAAGCCAATATCCCTATTGCTAGTAAACCTAACAAAATTGTAGATGAAGAGGAATAATTATGTTTGTTACCTCAAATATGGCGCTATCTAAAGCTGTTAAAGGAAAATTGAAGACTAGTGACTATTTCTCTCAGCGTTCTGTTTCTTCTGCTATGGTAGAGGAGGAAGAAGATTACAGAGTAGATAGATCATTTATGACAGATGCATATAGAGTTAATTCTTGGGTAAGAGCTATTGTTGATACAACTAAAGAGAGAGCTATTCAATCAGAGTTATTCCCTATTCCACTTTCTACTAAAATTGATACCAAGTCTAACGACTATAGCGATACAGTTAAGCGTCATATGGAATCTGTTATGAATCTTATGATGATTCCTAATGAGGACTATGAGAGTTTTGAATCGCTTGAGAAAAAGGTAATGCACGACATCATGGTATATGATGATGGAGGTATGGAAATAGTTAGGGGCGAACGTAGAGATGGTAAGAAGATACCATTTGCTTTGCGTAGTAATGTTACTGGTGAGGAACTTTATGTCAATGCTCAGAAGAATGGAGTTCTTAAAGCAAAAGCATACGTTCAGCTAAGAGAGGGGAATGAGAAGGCTTGGTGGAATAAACAGGATTTCATGAATTTCATAAAGAACAGACGTTCTGGATATTCAAATGGAACCTCTCCAATAGAATCCATAGCTGCTTCTATTCTTGGTGATTTAGAAGCTATGAATTATAACATCTCATTCTTTGAGAATAATGCCAGACCTAATCTGGCATTTTTGTTTCAGAACCTAGGATTTGGTCAAGGCAAGGGAGCGCTAGAGAGAGCTAAGAAGTGGTACTATCAGGAACATAAAGGCCAACCTCATAAGCCACTATTTATGGGGACTCAAAAAGGTGAAGTTGAGATAAAGCAACTTACTGTTCCTAATAAGGACATGGAATTCTCTGAATGGCAGTCTATGCTACTTTCTCGTATCATGGCAGTATATGGTATGCAGCCTATGGTTATAGGAGCTATCACTGGTACTACTGGTAAGCTTAATTCAGAACTACAAGGTGAGCAATATAAGAAGAATGCTATCATACCTTTGGTTAAGGTTTTTCTTCATACTATGAATTCTGTTCTTATATGGGGTGACCAAAATTTTAACTATGATGACATTTATCTTACTTCTGCTAATCTTGATATTGATGACGAGAAGCGTCAAGCAGATATATGGGAGATCTTTCTACGCACTGGTGTTATTACTATCAACCAAGTGCGCGGTGAATTACAGATGCCTCCTGTTGAATGGGGCAATGAACCATTTGTTCCGCTTAACTTCTCTCCTCTAAGTACTCTCAGAGAGTTTCAGGAGTCTAGGATTGAAGCCAACCGTAAGAGCGCTATGAGCGCTGGTGTTGATAACAACGTTGGTGGTGAGGGCAAAGATCCTGTTGATCCAGATAAAAAAGATAAGAAAGATAAGAAGGATGGTAAGAGTGCTCAAATAGAGCATATGTTAGCTAACTTTAATCCTCCTACTGGTTTGGAGAAAATTGATACTACTGAAGTTATTACGGCAGTATCAAAGATACTTCAGAAGTCTGAATCAACGCCTAAGTATTTTGATATGGGTGCTACCAGTATGAGAAGTGTTGTAAGAAAGTTTGAGTTAGAATGGCCCAATATACTGAAGAGCAGATAACATACCCTTTGATAAAGGGCGCTAAGTTTTCCAACTATGGTTTTATGGAACTAGATGGAGAACTGATATTCTCACGCTATCATCTTAAGAAGGGAGATGATTGGTCAAGATTTATAGATGCTAACTTTAGGGACATAGCTGATTGTTATTATCTTGCTTACAAGAATGATTGCGAACTTTTGAGAACAAGAAAGCGCAAACTTAGCTCTTTCCTAAAAAGTGTTTGGGAACAGACTCAAGACGTATCTCTACTTATGATCAAAGCAATTGCTTGCTTTAAAGATTTGTCTGAAGAAGAATTAGTAGAAAAAATAATCAGAGAAGTATTGCCTGGAATAGGTTATACCAAGGTTAGAAAATCGGATGGTAGGTACTATTGGGAAATAGGTGAAAGAAAAAAATTTGACTCAGGGATAGGAAAGGTTCTTGTTTTAACTTATATTAATAATAGGTTCAATAAGGATGATACGTGGAAATATATAAAGAAAAATTGTTACTTGAAAGATGGTACTTGGCGATATAAGAGTAACGTTGCCAAGCAAAGAATTGAAAACATATTGAGTAGTTACATCCAAAATGGAGGAATCCTAGTGGAAAACGTAAACATGGAATTTAGTACTTTTGTCCCAATGCGTATTATATCCAAAGATGCTTTAGGTAAGGATAGATTTTTTGGTAAGCAAGATGGTGATGACAAACATCTATATGTTAGCGGTGCTGCGTCAACTACTGACGTAGATTATGATACTGAGAGAGTATCTAAGAATTTTATCAAGAAAATGAAAAAGCAAGCTATTGGCCTACCTCTTAAAGTAGGGAGCCATTATGCTTCTGATTTAGATAGTACTGTTGGCGTCATTGTTGATAAGGGCGGCACAGAAGAAAGTTTTGATATTGAAGGTAGACTTCAATCTTTTGACCACAACCCTAATGTTGAAAAAATTGCTCAGAAGATGGATGATGGTATATCGTTCGGTTTCTCTATTTTCGGTAGAGTGACAAAGACTTTCCGTGAAATGGATAAGAAACTTGGTAAGGAAGTAGTTGTACTAGACGATGGAGATCTTTCTCACGTACTTATTACGGATCAACCTTGTAACAAAAGTACTTTTGCAGAAGGTATTGTAAAGTCTTTGGTTGATAAGTCTACTAAGACAGAGGCTGATGGTAAACCGCGTACAATTGAGACAGAGTTCAAACACTCCTCCTCTATCTTAAAGTCTGAGCCTGAACTTGAGAAAACTGGTGAATTCCCAGACCAAGCCTTCCCTATTAATTTTGCTACTGATAAAGTCCATAAAGATTACCTTCACCATTATGTTCAAGATGGTATTCTTTATCTGCATAAATCTTGGCTTGTCCAAGCATTCAATATGGCAAAGGAGAATAAGGCTCCTGCGCTAGTAGTCAATCATTTACTTAACCACTTACAGATTATTGGCCTCCAGAAGGAAGTTGATGATTTCGTTAATTTGAGAAACAGTATCGAAGATTTAGCTAATGTGAAGGAAAAACTTGATGCGATAGTTGAGAAGCTTGCAAGCGATTGCACAGCTAAGACCATTAATGTTGATTCTAAAGAAGCAAAACTGAAGATTATTCAAGAACTGATAGAACAAGTGGCACCAAAAGTTACAGATTTAATTAATAGTTCAAATGAGGATTCATAATGGAATTCAAAGCAGAAGAAATTGCGAAAATGTTGTCTGATGGCGTCGCTAAAGCTATGGGCGCTACTGAAGAGAAAAAGCCTGAGACTGATAACGTAGCAGTCAAGAGCCTTGAGAGTAAAATTGATGTGCTTTCTGATTTTATCTCTAAGCACGTTAAGATTGAAAAGCCTAAGACTATTGAAGAGCAGATGGAAGAAATGAAGAAGTCAATCCTTGATACTATCAAGGAAGGCAAGACTGACAAGACAGATAAGAAAGAGGAAGACGAAGATAAGCCTCTTGAGAATATTACAGCTAAGTCTCTTAAGGCCATGATTGCTGATGCAGTTAAGGAAACTGGAGATAAGGTTGTTAAGAAGTCTAAGCCTAAAGGCCAGTCTGCTGAGGAAGATGCTATTGATGATCTTATTGGTATGATGGCTAAGTCTGGTAATGTAGACATGGGTGAAGATGCTGAGGAAGATGATTCTGAAGAAGATGCTGATGATGGCGAGAAACCTGAGAAAAAGGTGAAGAAGTCAGCTGATTCTGATATTGAAGTTACAACTGTTGAAGCATATGATGACAATGGCAACGAGATTCCTATGGCCAAGCGTCAGCGCATTCAGAAGCTTGACAACTATCTTGGTGATAAGCTTCAGCATGAGTTTGCTAAGCGTGGGATAGTTACTGAGAAATAATGATGGTAATTTAATGGTATATTTATTCACTCACCCGCACTTAATTCGATAACCTGAAAGTATTTTTGGAGAAAATCATGAAAGTTAAGAATCTGAAACAGCTTTCACAGGCTCTGAAGAAGGCCGTGACAATTGGTAACTTACCGTTTGGTCGTGCATCATCCGGTACTATTGCCCAGCCTTTCCTTCCTGATCCTCTTGCTGCTACATTTATTGATATTGTAACGGAGTATAACAACTTCCGTAAGGTATTCAAGGTCCAGCCCATGAATAGCCGTGTTCGGACAATTCCGAAGCTGCTTACTGGGACAAAAGTTTATTACCAGCCTTCAGAAGCTACTGAAGGTCAGGAAACCTCTTTCAGCGCAAGTAACATTGAGCTGCTAGCCAAGAAGCTGTTTGCTTGGATTGAGATCTCCGAGGAAACTTTTGAAGATGG